TAAAATGTACTGGTAAGAGGTATCGCTATGCTCAGAACAGTTAGACTTTATGGAGAACTGGCAGAGTTTGTTGGACACAAAGAATTAGAAGCAGTAATAAATTCTACTGCTGATGCCATGAGATTTTTAGTCAGCAACTTTCCAGTATTGGAATCACACATGGCAGATCATTACTATCAGGTATTAGTTGATGATTATGAAATAGGAGAAGAAGATATACATAATCCAATAGGACAATCTGACATCAGTATTGTTCCTGTCATAACTGGTGCAGGTGGTGGTACAGGTAGGTTTTTACTTGGAGCAGTTCTGATTGGTGCTTCTTTTGCTGTAGGAGGTGGTTTTTTAGGTGGTGCTTTAGCTAAAAATTTAGGAGCAATAGGTTTTGTAAAGAACATAGGGTTTGCTTTGGCAATTGGCGGTGTAAGTGAAATGTTATTTCCTTTACCAAAACCACAAGAGTTTAACAATGAACAAGATCCCAGAATATCATTTAGTTTTTCTGGAGTGCAAAATACTAGTCGTGCAGGAACTAGCCACCCAATCGTTTACGGTGAGATTTTTACTGGATCGGTCGTAATCTCAGCAGGAATTGACACTAATCAGGTATCAGTATGATAAATAAAATTATTAGAGGAGCAGGTGGTCCTCCCCCAACCCCACCTACTCCTAACAGAGCACCAGATACGCTAAATAGCAGACAGTTTGCATCAGTACAGGATCTTCTGTCTGAAGGGGAAATAGAAGGTTTTGCTACTCCATCAAAAGCAGGATTAACAAAAGGAACTACAGCCTATAACAATGCTGCATTGAAAGACATATTTTTAGACAATACTCCTATTCTTCAATCTGATGCTAGTAATTCAGATCCAGAATCATCAAAATTTAATTTTAAAAATGTAGAGTTCACACCTCGTTTTGGCACTGGCAATCAAGATCATATACCTGGGATTCAGCAAGCACAAAACCCTTTACCTAATTTTGCATCTGTTTTATGTTCTAAAAATACTGGTGGAGTAGCAAGAGATCTGCCCACAGGAAAAGATGCCGTGAAAATTACGGTTACTTTTCCTCAAATACAAAAAGCCACAGACAAAGGTGACTTATTAGGGTCATCAGTTGAATTAAAAATATCCCTAAAAGTTAATAATGAAACAAATCACACCGAGAAGTTAACAGATACTATAACAGGCAGAACTGCTGATAGCTACTCGAAAGAATATCGAATTAATTTACCAGATGCTTACACATTTGCAAATGTAAAAATAGAAAGAATTACAGACGATCGTGCCTCTGGAGGTAATATTGTAGATGCTTTTTTTGTAAGCAGTATTCAATTATTAATTGACGATAAGCAAAGATACTTAAATAGTGCTTATACAAATTTAAGAATAGATTCTGAACAGTTTAGTTCTGTACCTAAAAGAGCTTTTCGTATTCGTGGTGTAAAGGTAAGAATCCCAGGTGCAGGTGCATCTAACTCTGGTACTCCTACTGTTGACCTACAGACAGGAAGAATAATTTATCCAAGTGGTTACATATTTAATGGAACAATGGGTGCTGCACAATGGTGTTCATGCCCTGCTTTAATTTTACTTGATCTTTTAACAACTGAAAGATATGGATTTGGCACACATATAAAAGACTCTAATCTTGATTTGTTTAGTTTTATTGCAGCTAGTAAGTATGCCAATGAGTTAGTCGATGATGCTTTTGGAGGCCAGGAAGCTAGATTCAGTTGCAATGTAAACATACAGGGGTCAACAGAAGCATTTACTTTGATAAATGAATTAGCTGGAGTTATGAGATGTTTTCCTATCTGGTCTGAGGGCTCTGTCACTATCTCACAGGATAGACCAACAGATCCAAGTTATCTGTTTAGCTTAGCAAATGTAGGTGAAGGTGGGTTTAGTTACTCAGGTAGCAGTTTAAAACAAAGACATTCAATTATTAATGTTAGTTATTTTAATATGGATAGTAGAGAAATAGACTACGAAGTAGTAGGAGATGATATTACAGGAGAAAATCCTTTAGAGGAAGATATTAAAAGACAGCTTAGGTTAGGAATTGTCAAAAAAGATATAAAAGCTTTTGCTTGTACCTCTAGGGGGCAAGCACGAAGATTAGGAAAAGCTGTACTACTAAGTGAGGAGCAAGAAACGGAGGTGGTAAGTTTTACAACATCAATAGATGCTGGAGCGATAGTCAGACCTGGATCTGTTATTTCTATTAATGATCCAGTGAGAGGGGGAGAGCGTAGAAGTGGTCGGATAAAATCCGCTACAACAACTGCTATTACAGTAGATAATGTTAAAGATCTTACTACATTTACAGGTACGAATAAAAAATGTAGTGTGATATTACCTGATGGATCGGTTGAAACAAGAAATATACTTAGCATTACAAATGGAGTAATAAGTCTAGATCCTGCTTTATCTGCAACACCAAATGTAAATAGTATTTGGCTTATTCAAAGTTCAAGGTTAGAAGCTCAAACTTTTAGAGTAATAACTGTAGAAGAACAAGATGGTATTAACTTTGCAATAACAGCTTTATCGTATAACTACGATTACGTAACAAAAGAAAGTCCAAAATATGCAGCTATAGATTCAATGCAAGGTATAACTTTACCTGCAAGAAATATTTCATTACTTAATGAGCCAAAAGATCCACCATCTAATTTAAAGGTTACAGATACGGAAGGTTTATCTAAGGAGATGATTGTAATCATAAATGGTTTGGCTGTTTCAAAACTGTTATTAACTTGGATTCCAGTTACAGGTGTTACTCAATATCTTGTTCAATATAGATTTAATAACACAAACTGGGTAAACGAAATCGTATTTAGACCAGACTTTGAGTTATTAAATACTGAAGCTGGAACGTATGAGTTTAAGGTCTTTTCATATAATGCAGGATTAAAATTATCAGCTACATCGAGTGATTTAACTTTTAATGCTATAGGCAAAACAGAACCTCCTGGAAATGTTCAAAATTTAACGATGGAACCAGTTAATAATAAATTAGTAAGATTACGATGGGCTGAAGCTATAGATCCTGATGTTATCCACGGAGGTAAAGTTTATGTGCGTCATAGTAATCAAACTGATGGTAGTGGTACATTTCAGAACTCTATTGATCTTATAGAAGCATTATCTGGAAATACTACAGAAGCAGTTTGTCCTAGTCTTGAAGGAGAATACATACTTAAATTCCGTGATGATCAAGGAAATTTCAGTCCTGGAGAAACTTCTATAATTTTAGATCTACCCGATTTGATAGATAGTCAGCAAATTCTTGAAGATAAAGAACATACAAATGGTTTTTTAGGTACTAAAACCAATGTAAGTGTAGTTGGAGGAGGGTTAGAACTTACTGATCCAGCAGTTGTAAAGACAGGGACTTATGTACAAGATGATGGAAATCCAGCAGGTAGTGGAGTAGCTGGTACGGTTATAACTATTACAAGTACATCTCATGGTATAGCTGTAGGTGAATTTTTAAAATTTAATTTTACTGGTGGTGAAGCTGTAACTGGAGAATATACTGTTGTTTCTGTTCCTAATGTAAATACTTTAACTATTAGTTCAACTAATACTGTTGCTACAAGTGGAAACGTATCCATAGATAGAGGTTTAAGGGGAATTTATGATTTTGAAACTATTTTAGACTTAGGTGCTGTATTTTCTTTAAATTTAAAACGATTAATACAATCTATAGGATTTACCGTTGGTGCAGCAAATACAATAGACGCTTTAATACCTACTGGTACTTTTTGGGATGATTACGCACAGAATGGAAACTTTGATGGACCAGAAATTAATGATGTAAGTGCATCAATGACTGTAAGATCAACAATAAGTGCTCCTAGCAGTTCATCGTATGCAAATTCAGATTTTGCTAATAAACCATTTAATACATTTGCTAACGGTACTTTTAAAGGAAGAGGATTTCAATTTAGACTAACTTTAAGATCAGAAAGTATTGCTCATAATATTTCTATTCAACAATTATCTTTCCTTGCTGCATTTGAATCAAGAACTGAAAGAAGTTACGTTTCTGGAAATACTACTTCTACTGCTCCATTAACATCTAGTTCCTCTTCATCAGGTTTAAATGTAGTTTTTGGTAATCCATTTTTTACAGGTGCTACTGGGTTAGGTGGAGTTAATGCGTATTTACCTTCTGTTGGTATAACAATAATAGGTGCTGAAGCTGGAGATTATTTTGTATTGTCAAATGTAAGTGCAACGGGGTTTAATATTAAAATATTAGATAGTTCTGATAGTCCTGTTAATCCTGCTAAACAATTTACATTTCAAGCTGTCGGTTATGGTAAAGGGGTGTAAAATGAAGAAAAGTATTTTTTAAATGACACAAGTTAACAATAAAGATATAGATAATGCCTCTGGTCAAGTAGTAAGACTAGATATTCAAAATACTATAAAAGCTGTTACTACTAACAATTTTGGAGCGAGAAATGATGCAGGTACAATATTACCTTGTGAATTTTTAGCAGATGATACGACAAATAAACTTTTAATTAGAAAATCTAGTGGAGGAAATCAAGCTAAACCAACTTTAGCAAATGGCAATCCAAATCCTGATGCTGCGACTTTCTTCGAGGTAGGAGATTTAGATTCAGATAATTTAGGCTTATTACCTAGAGCTGGGGGTACAAATGCTCCTATGACAGGCCAATTTTTAGCTAGTAATTCTTCTAATAGTTTTTCTCCCGCAATTTCTTTTGCGGGAAATGAAGATCTGGGAATATTTAGGTCAAATTCAAATGCTATGGGTTTTTGTGTTTTTGGCATACCACAAATGGTTATCGACTCTACAGGGATAACTTTAAAGGAAGCCGCTACATTGGTGATTGAAAGCAATAATAGCAAGAGTATTAGTATTAAATCACCTAACGGACTTTCAAATAATGTTACTTTTACTTTGCCAGATGGAGACGGAGGGGCAGGGGAAGTTTTAAAAACAGATGGGTCGGGGAATTTAAGTTTTTCTGCGGTTCAAGGCGTACCAAGTGGTGCGGTTTTTTGTATGGCAGTAGCTACTGTACCTCCTGGTTATTTAGAGTGTAATGGTGATCCCGTTTCTAGAACAACTTATGCTGCTTTATTTGGTGTTATTGGAACTCAATACAATACAGGTGGGGAAACATCTTCTGAGTTTCGGCTTCCAGATTTACGAGGTGAATTTATAAGAGGTTTTGATAATGGAAGAAATGTAGATGTTGTAGTAGATAGTAACGGGAATAGTAGTAGTAGAGGCATTGCTACTTCACAATCAGAACAAAACAAACAGCATAGTCACTCTGCAAGTTCAAGTTCTTCTGTAAGTCCTAGTTCTCATGGTCATACTTCAACTAAATTAGATAATAATAGAGTCTACGGTCACAAAATGACTGGTGCGAATACTAATGGACAGACAAGTCCTTATGGTAGCCCTGGCAATATTCCTGGTTTTAACATAACTAATCTTGTAGATGATACAACTATTACTGTAAGTACTTCTACAAGTGTTGGAGATGAAGGTGGTGAAAATAGACCACGTAACATATCTATGATGTACGTTATTAAAACTTAATTCATGGCACAACCTGGAACTTACAACTTCACCCTACAAAGAAGGGCAGATCATTCCTTTGGTCTTAATCTTAAAGACAG